CGTTCTATGGCACATACAAAGCAAGTTAAGGCGGCTAACGTCCTTAATAATGCGTTTAGCAGCACTGTAACTGGTGGTGACGGCGTTGAGCTTTGTTCGCTTGTACATCCTCTTTCAGGCGGTGGCACGTTTGCTAACGAGCCGTCAACTGATGCGGATCTAAACGAAACCTCTCTGGAAGATGCTTTGATTAGCATCTCAGGCTTTACCGATGAGCGTGGTCTAAAAATTGCGCTTCGTGGTATGAAGCTAATCATTCCACCTGCACTACAATTTGTTGCAGAGCGTTTGATGGCATCTGCGCTACGAGTCGGCACTGCTGATAACGATATCAATGCTATCCGTAGTAAGGGTATGTTGTCGGATGGTTACGTTGTTAATCACTTCCTTACCGATACAGATGCGTTCTTTATTAAAACGGATGCACCTAATGGGTTTAAGCACTTCGAACGTGCGCCAATTAAAACCCAAATGGAAGGTGACTTTGATACAGGTAACATGCGGTTTAAGGCTCGTGAGCGTTATAGCTTCGGCTTTTCTGACCCACGTTGTGTGTTTGGTTCTAAAGGAGCCTAACATAAAAATGATTGAGAAAAGGGCGACTTGCGAGTTGCCCTTTTTTCGTTTACAGTATTAATTCCTGACAGCTCAAGGGGAGCTGACATTAGCCAAGACAGGAGACTTAAATGGCTACAACCACGTTTAGCGGAGCAGTCCGTTCTAAAAACGGTTTCCAAGTAATTAATGAAAGCTCTACGACTGGAGCAATTACGCAGACTGGTTTTTCTGTTAATGCAACAGGACAGCTTGTTTCTATGGGAACACGTAAGATTCAATCTTTTGCAGGATCATTAGCAGCAACAAATGCTGCTTCAACTGCTTATGCAGATGGCGATTGTCTTGTAGAGTTAGGTACTCTTAACGTAGACGCACCTGACGGTCTAGTAACACCTAGTAAGATATTCGTCCATAGAGCATTGATCGGTATTACTACAGCTGCAGGTCAAACTTTAGCTGGTAATCTTGCTTTGAGTGCTACAAGTGGCACGGCAACAAATGCAGCCGTTAGCGGAACCGAAATAGTTGGTGCTGGTGTAACATCTTTTAACGAGCAGTTAAGTGCTACTCAGACTATTACTGAGATTGATGTAAACTTCAACGATACAGCTGGTAATTACCATATTTTCGTACCTAATATCACAGCGGCTGTTGCAAATGTTCATCTTTATGCAAGAGCAACAACCACAGTAAATGCTGATGTTACTGCAGGAAGATTTACGGTTGAACTAGAATACTCAGTATTCTAAGGAGGTTGACATGGCCGATGCCGTAACATCTCAAACATTAGTTGATGGTCAACAAACAGCTGTACTAAAGTTCACTAATGTATCTGACGGTACTGGGGAGAGTGCAGTCAAAAAAGTAGATGTATCTGCTTTAGCGACTAATTTTGCTGGTGCTACATGTACAAGAGCTACTATAGAAAAGATATGGTGGCAGTGTAACGGTATGAAAGTCAAAATTTTATTTGACGCTAGTACCGATGCTTTTTGTATTGAGCTGGGTGAAAATCAAAGTGGTCACCACGACTATTCTTCTTTTGGGGGTTTAACTAATAATGCTGGCTCTGGAGTAACTGGAGATATTATGTTTACAACAGTTGGACATTCTTCTGCAGATACTTACACAATAATTATGCAGGTCAGGAAGAGTTATGATTGATGGCTCGTAAAAAAGCTAAAAATCCTCCAAAAACTAAAAAATATTTCCGCTCCACAAAAAGTGGGGCGGGAATGACAGAAGCTGG